ATGCTTACAGACAGACAACTCAAAAGCTGGACAAAGAACCCACCAAGTAAAACTCAAGAAGTCTCAGTTGGAAACCGTCTTTATGCCAGGGTCTCAGATAAGGGAACCATTTCGTTTCAATTTCGATATCGAATAGGTGGACGTAACACCCGTATCACACTAGGCGCATACCCTTTACTGTCCCTTAAATCAGCTCGAGATGAGGCTACACGATTGTCCGTAGTGCTGCAAGAAGGGGGCGATCCTAAAGTCGCCGCGCGTTCACGTTACTCGGGTGGTGAATGGACACTTGATAAGTGCTTAGACGAGTGGCTGAGCAAACACGTAGCACGGCAACTTAAAGATAGCACACGGATTAATTATATCAGCATTGCGGAGAAGCATTTAAAAGGACGCTACTCGATACCAGTCGAACGCATACGCATGGATGAATGGTTAACGTTATTTGATGGTATAGCAGAAAAGACCTCACCTTATAACGCAGGTGTCGTGCTTAAGGTAACCAAACGAGCCCTTGGTTGGTGTATGCGCCGCGAGTTGATTAATCCACCATCGGTGATGAATCTTGAAGTTAGCACTATAGGTACAAGCAAGAGTCAAAGAGACCGAGTCCTTGAGTTACATGAGGTCGGTTTAATATGGATGGCGATCGAGAATACGAAGCTTTCGTTGGCTGTTCGTAATTGCATTAAACTAATTTTACTAACAGGGGCAAGGAACGCTGAAGCGAGAGAGGCGAAATGGAGTGAGTTTGATTTCGATAACCGCATTTGGACGGTCCCTAAAGAGCGTAGTAAGACAGGTGTCGTCATTCGAAGGCCGCTCAGTGACCGCACCCTTGAGCTCGTCAGCGCCATGAAGTCGACCCCGAGCCCTAACTATGTGTTTGGCTCGATGGATAATGATTTTCAGAAGCCAATCACAACACATGCTGTGCAGCGAGCTGTTAGGCGATTAAGAGCAAAACTCAAAATGGAAGACTGGCGAGTCCATGACTTTCGTAGAACTATTGCTACACGATTGTCAGAGAAGGGCGTACAACCTCATGTCGTTGAGAAAATGCTAGGACACAGCCTTGGCGGTGTATTAGCTGTATACAACCGCCATGACTGGATTAATGAACAGAAAGAAGCTTATGACTTGTGGTATCAACTCGTTATTGAGGCCGCTCAGTCGGCTGCCGCAAAACTCACTGAAGACCTGCGAACTTTCTGACCTCTTTCGCTGGGTATAAAAAGCGTGTTCCGGTGCCAGGGATAGGCTTTGGAAATTGGTCATGCTTTTGTGTAACCCGACAAAAGGTGCTTCGTGAAATCCGAAGCAAGTCACAAATTTCTTTTATCGTCATTACCTCAATATTTCGATTGTCTTGTACTGTTTGTTGCATCATAGCTACCTCTTTCAAAAACCGGACTGCTAAAAAGGAAGATCGTCGTCAAAGTCATTTGTATCTGGGTCAAAAGCTCGCGTTGGTTCGCCTGGCATCGTCGTGCCAAGACCACTTTGTTGAGGCCGACGTGAGTTCGACCCGTTGTTTGCTCGTGGCAAAGTTGTTCGCTGGCCATTGTTTTGAGAATCGCCCGTTGAGCTATCGAGCATTTGCAATTCATTCACCACAATTTCAGTGGTGTATCGCTCTTGACCATCCTGTGCTTGCCACTTGCGTGTTTGAAGCCGACCCTCGATGTAAACTTTAGAGCCTTTCTTCAAGTATTCGCCGGCTATCTCGCCAAGGCGACGATACGCTACACAACGGTGCCATTCCTTTTGCTCTCTCGGCTCACCAGTTTGCTTGTCTTTCCATGTTTCGCTGGTTGCGATTGAGAGATTAGCAATAGCGGTACTGTTCTGTGTGTAACGAACCTCAGGGTCAGAGCCGAGGTTACCGATGATGATGACCTTATTAACTCCGCGACTTGCCATTATGCGACACCTCGCTCACGAAGCTTTTCCCAGTCGCGCGCGCAATCCTTATCGCACCAACGGCGTTCGCCTTCGACTTCCTCGCCACAGTTTAAACAATGGCCCGAAGCTGTGGGCCAGTCCCTGCTTGAACGCGCATCAGCAACCGCAAGTTCGGCCAGGTATTCTGCTGTGGCATTCGCGTTATCGACTAAATCACTCATAAATCACCAAGATATTGTTCTATTTGTTATCGCTTAACTGATTTGGCATTTTGATGTGCCGCCAATCAATTTCTTTAATGCGCTCTACTGATGCCGCAACTTTGTTGAGTTTCTTAAATGCTCGATTAAAGTTGGACATCGAAACACCATTCATGATGGCCGCTGAGCTCTCTGGTGCGCCCTTGACCAAATGATCGAATAGAGCGGCGACAACTTCATCGCTATTAATGCGTGTCAGGCTCAGAAGCAACTCGAAACGCTCGTTCGACTGAGAGCCGGCGAAGAGGTACTTCACGACACTTCCTCCTCATCGGCTAAAAAGCTATGTTTGCGTAAGCGATGCTCAATCAAATCTCTGGCGCTTCTACCGAGATTGAATATAAGTAGAAGCTCGTCAACGGAGAGCTTCGTTAACTCAGAGTCTGCGCCAGTTTTGGGGAGCATGATAAAGTCGCTGTCGTCGGAGCATTTGGGTGACACACTGTTATTCTGCGATTTTGAAGCGGTATTGGACTCATGTTCTGAAACAGATTTAGTTTTTGACTCCTTAACCCGAGCATTGTCAGCAATTTGATTGTTCGTCATTAAAGGTTTGCGCCAAGGGTGCTCTGATGCAGGCTTTGAAGATGCGAGCTTTTCAGGCTCATCAGTCGACTCTGACTCAGCTTTGTCTTCTGGTAGGTCCTCAGAGCATTGTTCATCACTTAGAGCATCGTCCAAGAAAGACAGGCCTTCATTGATAGCTTCTTTCCCCGCTGGGGTGATTTGATACTGGCCGTTGTTGTGGCGCTTAACAAAGCCGGCATCGATAAGCTGAATAGCAAGTTCTTTCCAGTCAGAAAACGCCATAACCGGATAGCTCTCGTCCAAAATTTCCATTACAGGCCGCAAACCACAAGGCTGAACTTCTTCCAAAGTTTTTAAAAAGTCGAGTTTCATAACGCACCTCGTTCAAATCTGTTTAAAAAAGCTTTACAGCTTTTCCAGTAGCTGCGGCCTGTGAATTTGGAGAGCTTAAAGAACGTCTTGATTACGTACTTTTTATAGGCAAGCAATCCAGTTGAAGGCAGTGCCACTGGAGAGCCAGTGCTATCAGTCCAAACATTCCCTTTGCCATCGCACTCTTCACACTCCATTTCCTGGTTGCAGTGGTAACAAATACCTGTGGCGGTACCGTCACAGTCAGGGCACTCTTGCTTGCTGTGCTGCGCTTCAAAGTCATCAATCACTGCCGTTTGCCAATCTTTATAATTCAGGACTAAAGTCCCTTCGCCCGGAAGTTGATTCTTCATGCGGGACCTCCGGCAATAATAAGAAACCTTTGCGGTGAGTTTTGACAGGTTCGTAAATAACCGTTGTCCAGACCGTAGCGAGCCAATTCATTAGCTTCCACATAACCAAGCCTTGTGACTCTCTGGATGCGTGTGATACCAAATGACAGCGATGGGTCGAGAGCCTTTTGAAGTGCTTCGCACCCCTCCCGAAGTCTTACTGTATTCATAACGCACCCCGCGCAATTCTCATCATGCCTTCAAATTCATCCCAGTTGGCGATATCACCGTTAAGGTGCCAGCCGGCGACGCCAGTCGACTCTTCCGTTAGCGCAATAAGGTCTTTGCTGAGTAAGCGAAGTGATGCTTCCAGCGACTTGCACTTCCTTTTTAATCGGTTTACCTCAGCATCATTACGGCTCTCGTCAAGTAACCCAATCGCCTGGCGGAGAGTTAAAGCCTGCTGAAAGCCCTCCATATTTTCATAATGACTGGCCATGCAAGCCAGTCGTTGAATTAAATTGTCTTTTAAGTTCATGGCCATTACCTCACGCTACGTTTCGCGTTACTGACTTCTGCGCGCGATAGGAAGTCTGTAGCGCCTCGTAGTCTGCTTCGGATAAATAGCCACGTTCTTTGGCTTTACTGACCTCTTTACCAACCGATTCTAAATCGCGCTGATTAGTTGAGTCAGAAATACAGTCGATGAGAAAGTTAGCCAGGGTCGAGACCTCGCTATCACTTTCTTGGTGCATTTTCATTCCCGCAATCCAAAGAGCCGCCTTTCCCTGAGATACATTGAACTGATGAGCCACCGCCTGGATAATTTCGTTATCCGTGGGCGTATTGCCACTTGAAATAGGGTTTTGCACTGGTGCTGGCGCCGCTTCGGTATCATCTAGTTCACTGGTCTCAGCTTGAGGCTGTTGTTCTGGCTCTGGCTTTGACTCTGCTTGCTTACGCTTCTGTTCAGCCAACTCGTGTTCCGTCAGGCGCTGTTTTACGATAGCGGCGAAGCTGTCGCTTTCTTTGAGCGCCAAGTCATTGAGGTCGGGGAATAGGAACTTAAGGTCCTTGTCGACCTCTTTCAAAAAGGTCTGCCAGTTGGTCATCACTCGAACATGCACGTCGTTAAGTTCGATTTTCACTTTCGCGAGTTGGTCATCCACCGCACCTTGCAAGCTATCGACTGTTTTCTTGCCTTTCATCACTGAAGCAAAGTCGACTTCTGGCATCGGTACTTTGAATTCGCCTAGTCCATCATTCAGACCATCAACGTGCTTTTGCAGGTTATCGAGCGCGGCCTTTTTGATGTCACCGCGGATCTCGTCTTTGCGTGACTTAACGAGCTTATCCAGCTGTAAACGTTTGCCACGTAACTGTTCTTTTAGATCATCGATAGTATTGAATAACGTATCAATGCTCTGCGTTTGTGCCAGAGCATGCTTCTTTGCGTTATCCAGTTCACCCTCAGCTTTTTTGCAAAACTTAACCAGCTCTTCGGCATTGGCAAAGTCCTGGTCAGTCTGTAATTCAGTGCTGATGCTTTTCACGAACGCCAGCGCAGTGTCTTTATAAGTAGCTAGGTTGCTGCTCTTAACTTCGCCGTCAACGTTGATCATTAATGTGGGCAATTCACTTGGTTTTTCAGCAACCACTTCTTCTTTGGCTGGCGCGGGTTTAAACTCCGCCAAGTCAGCTTTGAACTGCTCCCAACCTTTGATGAGTTTGTTGCGGCGTCCACGCACTGGCTTGTACCACATATATTCGAAGTTATCTTTAGTACCATCCGATACCACAAAGATGACTTGATCGGCTTCATCTGCGACCATCAACTGGTGCTCAAGCTGCCAATAGTATTCAGGCGGTAGCTTTTCTTTACGCACCGCTTCAGCGAGGGTCTCGTTCCACATCTTATGTTCAAATAAGACGTCACCTAGCATTGTCATTCCATCGAACGAGGCGAGATAGACACCGTCTTCAGTTTCTGCCGTCGTTGGGAAAAGCTCTTCGCCTATGATTTCCTCAACTAATGGACGCGCCGAAGCCTCCATCTCATGGCCTTTGTCGAACAGAAACTTCTGCACGTATTCGCTGACTTCTTTCTCGGTACCGAGCGACTTAGCTTTTAGTAACTCGTTACGCGACATTTTCTTGGTTGCAGACATCATCGCTGGCGCTTCTGATGCCGTCATTCGGGTTGCACGTGCCGCATGCCACTCGGGTGAACCTTGGACTAGATTTAAAATATTCATGATCACTCGTCTCCTTGCGCTGGTGCTTGCTCGTCTTCGGCTGGCTGAGCTTCAACCGCCTTAATTTGCGCTTGCTGTTCATCCGTCAGGTCAGCTTTAGAGCTCACCATATCGATGATTTGCTGGGCTGTGCGTTTTCCCGACTCGATGGCTTTCTTCCATTTGGGGAAGTTCTGTTCAAAGTCAGCATCGGGATAAAGCTCACGCTCCGGACGACCACTAGAGGTCTCTTCACGCGGATTGATTTCACGCTCGGTAGCAGGTTGCTCCTGCAATTCATCCGAGCTGTAAACGCCAAGGATGACATCCGGCGCATAAAGGCGAGCCCAACGTTTAACGGCAAGGTAAGCAAGCTGTTGTTTCGGGTCAGATGCCCATAGTGTGGAGTTACGAACCTGTGCTTGTGAGAGCAATAGCTCGATAACACGAGGCTCTGTTTCACCCTTGAGAGTCGCCCATACGCGAACGCCCAAGCCTTTCTCATCAGCCGCGTTCCAATTGGGTGCCTGATACTGATTGCCTTTTTGAGAGGTCTTAGTGACAAAGTTGCCAATGACCTTGGTCCAGTCGCCAAACCAATCGTAATGGAACGAGTCTTTTACTTTGGTTGAGGAGCATACAACGGCATTAACTAACTGGGCCTCGTAGCCTAAGGTGCCTTGCACAACGTGTGTCTTTTGCGCAACAGCAAACGGATTCATACGCCACTGGGCCGCTTGCATGACAACGGCCATACAGTCAGCAGGGTTGCCTTGTAAGTGTTGAGGCACGGTTGCGCGACCGTTGGCCATCATTTCTGCCAAGTTGCTCATTTGTGCCATAGCTTGATAGTCGAGCACCATGTCTGTGGTATTGCGATGCTCGGCCGGCGCTTGGTTCTGGAATTGTGCTAGTTGCTCGCTCATGCTGCACCTCCAACGATGAATGCTGCAGACGCCGGCATAAGATGTTGCATGGTTCCAATGATGGATTTCATGCGTTCAATGGCGAGCGGATCGTCAAATTCGACGCTACGAACTAACAGTACGGCATCGTCTTCTTCAATTTTGATGCGGAATGCATATTCATCGATTAGGATTTGCCCGCAGAACTGGCGCGAACGTAGTAGGGCGGCGTGATGGTTCTGCGCCTGAGTGATAAGGTCATTCAATGTACTCTGACGGACGTCAGGTAATTGTTGAGCGGTATTAGGCATGTTGCTATACTCCAGTTGTTGTTGAGTCGGCGCTAGCCGAGTTAATGACAGTTGTTTGGTTGGCAATCGCCAACGTCTTGTTGGTGACTCTTGCCTCCCTAGGCTTTTCCGGTTTGCCGACCGGTCCAGCTGAAAAACATGTTGCTAAACCCAGCTTGCTGGGTATCGCCCCGTTAGGTTGCCGCCTGCGGGGCGTTTTCGTTTCAGCGCCACTACACTCCTTTCATATTCTCTTTGTTTCTTTCTGTGTCGCTGTGTGTTTTAAGTTAGTTTATCTCTAAAAGCAAGTCAATAAAAAACAAAGAAAAACTAACAATAAATTTTCATACTAGTTCCTACACGATTTTTTTAGTTATCTGTATGCCTTTGGACAGACAATATACTTTCAATTTTTGTAAGCGTGGGTCATTATTGATTTGTTGATATTTTGTAAAATATAAAGAGGTATGCAATGCGCATTTTGGGGCTAGCGGTGTTAGCCACGCTGATATCTGGCTGCAATTTTTGGCATCAATCAGAAATTGATTCATGCCACGATAGGATACATAGCAAAGCGAAGTACCAAGCTGAAATTGTATCTACCGAAGTTCGCGATGCTCGCTATGCATATGGTGCTGATCCGAGCAACAAATTAGTTATCGAGGGGCAAGCGAAACTTCAAAACGGCTATGGTGCCTGGACAAACTACAGCTATTCATGCGCGGTGATGGAATCGGGAATGATCTCCAAATTCAAGTTTGAAGAAGGTTATAAGAAGTTTTAACAAGCCATAAAAGGGACTATAAAATGAAACAATACGGATTACTTTTTACTGTTTGCTCGGTTTTAGGCTTAGCGGGTTGTGCATCTCCAACTTATAATTATATGCCAGAAACTACTAATCTGAGTTTTCCTGAAGTGGATAGCATAGCAACTGCCAGAGTCGGAGATGAGTTGCTGTCGCAGGGAAAATATATCGAGTCAGAAGCGATTGAAGTTATAGAGCAAGAGCAGATCGGACTAGCGTATACGATTTATCCAGGTCACTTCCTCAAGCAGGGGGAGGATAATGAAGCAACTTATTACCGTCTTAGCTCTCAGTCTGGTGCTGCACGAATAGAAAAATCTGCTTTAGCCGACGCTTATAAGGGAGTGATGGTAGATAAAAGCGATTTAGAGTTTTGTGTCATCACTTGGACAAACGCATATACTTGTGATGATGATGTCATCTATGAGAAAACAATGCTGCCCGTCATTGCTGAGGACTCATTTCAACAAACGCTCATATACAACGGTAAAGTGGGTGACAAGATAAATATTGGTTACCGGGAGTTTCAATCAAACAGAGCGCGTGCAGCGTTCAGTAATGAAGTCGAGTATGACTTATCCGATTCCAATATTATAGGTTATAAAGGTGCTCAGCTTGAAATTATCAAGGCAACTAACCAAAGCATTGAGTATCGAGTGATCAGTAACTTTAATTAGTTTCAAAAAGACCGGCGCCCAAACGGACGCCGGCACTCCATTTAAAGAGCTGAGTGGGGTATACCCACGTCGATAACTTTAGTGACATAAACATCGTGATAATGCCAATACCTTCTCAACACATCTGCTTCAGCAACCGCTGTTTCATAATCAACGCAGTTGATGGCACCGACCAGGCCTGTTTTCTTATCGGTAAACACGACGTAATAAATTTCAGGTTTTACTTCACTCATTAACTCAATCCCTAGTCTAGTGAGCGCTTATCCGGATAATTAACCAGGGGGCCAGTCCTGGCTTGCTCGGTTTCGATGAATGCGCAGGACTATAGTCCCACGTAAGTTATCGTCATCTACTTTTTTACACGGTTAATTTTCGATGACGGCAACACTATGAAACCATATTTTCAGATTGGCGCTACTGATTGGGATTAAAGCGTTTTACTATTGGCACTAGCACATTTTTAAAATCTGGCTACTGATTGCGAAGCTATTTACTGGCAAGCGGTCGAGCGTTTTCAATAAAATTACACTGGCTCGAATATTGCGCGTTGCAACTGGTGAATGAGGAAGTGAAAACCGATGACCTGGGGCCAGTCATGGTTATTGAAGTGATGCTCGCAGATTTTGCATATATCGGCAAAGTAATTGACCTGTTCATCGCGCGATATAGATAGGAAGTGGGTAAGAGACTTTTGCTGTCGTTGGAAGACTTCTTCAGCTGAATAGATCGCCGCAATTACCGATGCCTGCTCAGCATCGGGCAGGGCGTTTATCTGCTTGCGAATGTCGGCAAAGTCTATGAGTTCCTTGTATGCCTGTTCGCTCAGTTCCTTGAGCTTCATAACGACCTTCTAAAATGTCCCAAATATAATAGCTGCCAAAATATACAAAATTGTCACACAACAAATAATTGCGCCAACTCTAGAAACCTCTGAAAGGCTTCTTTTCTTTATACTGCAGACCTGTTGTATTGAGTCTTCTATTATTTCCAGTAGAGGGTGGTCTGTATTACTGGTTTCCTCTGATAATCTCCGGCGATATACTTGAAGACTTTTGACGCTAGAGGATGTTGAAGTTTTTATTGCATCTCTTTTGCTTTTAAATGACCTCCATAACAATAGGCTGGCTAATATAAAGCCAAATATCAGCGCTAAAGTCATCTTTTTTTCCCCTGTTCGTGCAATTGATGACAAAACTACCACAACAGGCACTGCAAAAGACTGGAGTTGAAAGCTATGCACCTGCTCGGTACATTTCTCGATGATTTTTCTCAATTCATCGTCAACTCGCTCGTTAAACTCTTTGAAGGAGAAAGCTCTTAAGTAAACCTCGTAATCTTGGCGATAAGCTTTGTCTAGCTCTTCTGCGTTGCAAAGAAGCCATGCAAGGTCTTTGTTGCCAATATCTTTGAAACACTCGACTAATGATTTTTTTAAAGTCGCCTTTCGCTCGTTACTGTGAGCATCCTTTTCATTAAGTATGTCGATTAAGACATGCGGAGAAGATATCGATTTTAAGAGGTCTTCTATTTCATCGTCTTTAAAGCTAATTACATCGTTTAAATTGAAAACTTCAGAGCCATCAACTGATGACCAAGGGTTTACGACTAGATATTCCTCACAAGTCTCGCTCCCAAATTTTTTGTCGCAAAGAATTGAAAACAACTTTTTCCATTCAGTTATACATTTATGGAGCCATGAGAAGTCGATAACTTTATTTTTGGAGATAATGAATAGCTCATTGTGCTCTGGACTTTCGGAGGAAATGATATAGTCAAGAGAGTGATTAAAGTCTGGATAAATGAAAGGCAACTCATCAATTATAAAAGAAACCTGATCGTTGCCATATTTTTCAGTTTCGTACTCGTCATAGACAGTTGAGCCAACAAATGACTCTATTCGCCTAGCTGTCTTTATATCAACTAAAACGTAGTTTTGATCTCTATCTACTGAAGAGTTTTCGAAAATTTCTTTTAATTCTGCCACTATTCAATCGCTTTTAATATACTGGCTATCGTATTAGAATCCGTTATCTGAGTTTTTATTGTTAGGTTGTTTGACTGTTTATCAAATGTCGCAGAGTCTATTTTTCCTGCAGATTTCTTCGCAAAAAAAGATGGCCTGATTTTTAATTCGCCAACAGGGCTGCTAACAGGAACAAAGTCTAGTTTATCTCTGAATGATTTGGTACCGAAGAAAGTTTCGTTTACTTTATAATTGCCATGAACTATATGATCCTCAAAAGATGAGCGAGTAAAGTTCTTCGCTGTTTTTGGAGACATTGAGTTATATACTCTGTGACTAACGTCTTCTACGGTTGTTGCAATGCCTTCCTTGTCATGTTTTTCAAGCAGATCGGAAAGGTCTGACTTCACCTTATTTTTTTCCGATGGTTTTATTTTGTGCGTTTGCAAAAAGTCGTCTAAACCTGAAAAAAGTTCGTTTACGCTCTCTGTATTCTGTATCAGTCCTTCAGCGTCTAGAAAGTCAATGAAATATTTTGAACTTCCATTAATGAAGCTGACGTCAAAATTAGAGTTTGCCGATAGACTTAATTTAAAGTCATTCACATCTATCATGGCTGCATGCAAAATGTCGTCAAAATCAATTATTTCAACGCTACTCGGTTTGTTTTGTTGAATGCGTAAAACGGTTTTATCCTTTAAAAGGATAATCAACAACCTTTCAGTTGCCGAGAAACTACCCGTCGACTTATCATATTGGTCACATTTGTAGTTAAGAAATGTGAGCATTAATCGATCATAACTTCTTGATTTGCTCAACTGCAAACCGGCGTGAGTAGCAATCTTCTCAGCCATTGCTTTAAAATCTAACGAACCTTTTAAGTGTTTATTAAGGAAGTCGGCAAAGGAATTAGTTTTAAAAGGATTAGGGATTTCAGCATGATTTTTTGCTCTATTACCAACTTTTAAGTGAGCCTCTTTGGCGAATTGGGTTGTACTATTTGATGAAGACCAAAGGTTTCCTGAGTCGTGGCTCCACTTTTTTGTATTTTTATCTTGTGTATAAGTGATGCTATATCCTGCTTTATATACAGCACTGTTGCTACTTTTTGGCACAACGCCTCCCTGGCTTATTATTTTTAGTCCTCAAATTTACCGCGTTCCGGATCCCGTGACAAGCGCGGTGGTGGATCATATTATCGAAAGTTCACAGAACACTATGATAGATGTCATTAAACATTTGATTGAAAAGGGGAAGTTATGGGGAAGGGAAAGCAGGATAAAGCTAGCAATGAAAAGCATCCAGAAGAAAAGGTTTTTTGGATAGTGGGTTTGGGAATGTTAACCATGGCTATAGTGCCTGGGGTTTTCGCGTTCTTTTTCCATAGTCTAAACTGGGGAGGCCCCAAGGGCTGGGCGACGTTTGCCACTTACTTTTCAGGTATAGCGACGCCGGTAATTGCATTTTGTTCAGCACTTTTGTTTTACCGCTCAATAGTCGTTCAACGGGATGAGTTCAAAAAAACTCGCGAGGAGATGGAGTTTGCAAGTGAGCTTCAGCTTGATTCTGAACTCTCAAGAATCAAGTTAACACGACAAACTCAATTAGAGAGAGCGTTGCCTAATGCCAGAGCTCTGCAAAAGTCCCTGTTTAACAATCTAGCTGCTTATGAACTGGAGTCTTATAAATACGTTAGAGATAAAGAGATTCAAAACCGTTTTGAATCATACGTATCACGCAGTCTCAGCGTAGTTGTAATGATCACCGAATATTTAAGTTGCGGTGGAGATATTTACTTAGTCCTGAATTACATTGATGAAATCACGTCAGAGAATAAACAACTCAGGGCTTTAATTTCTGAAAGCCCGTTATCCGAATCTTCAGAAGCTAACAACTATTTTATAGCCTTAGCCGAATTGTGGCATCGAAGAAATAAGGAATTAAAAAAATACGCCAGCAAAATCGAAGACATAATCACAAAGCCCCAGTCCGCATAACTACACGGCCAGCAATCGTGTATTGCGCCCATTCTCGATCGCTAATCGTGGCCGCTTTATGCTGGCCACGAGAGTCAGTCCACATTAGCTTGCCCAAAGCATCTTCCTCAACTCGACAAATAACTAGCTTGGTTTTGTCTTTGACTAAGGCATAAATGCGTTGCTTGTCGCGCTCGATATCCGTAACACTGGTATCCACTAACAACATATCGCCTTTGGCAATCGATGGCTCCATCGATGTATCAGGCATGATTAGAGCGCCCAGGCTTCGTGGCTGGAGGCTATACAGCTGCAGCAACTCTTTGCGTACCGGGAACAGCTTTTTATAGTTCGGCTCGCCCAAATAGTTGTCCTGGGACACTTGGTCTAGGCGGGGGACCATGATGTCGCGGTATAGCTCGCTCGATAAGTCCACATCGTTTGATAGCTCCCACGCATTCGCCGGCGGGATGTACTCAGGACCGGTATTCTTATCACCATGCTCGAGCCAGTCGATGGATACGTTCAGGGCATTGGCTAGTTTACCTAAGTTTTGAACACGCGGCGTAGTTAACCCTTGTTCCCACATCGAAATATTGCCATGCGTTACCCCAATCGCTTTTGCGAGGGTTATTTGGGTATGCCCGGATTCCCGTCTTGCGCTTCGTATTCGATCACCGATCTTAGACATATCAAGACCTGACTGTAGTTAATATTAGTTAGCTTATATTCTGTCACTGAGATACTAAGAAATTCTGTAACATGAACTCTTTCATCAAAAAAATGTTGATCATAAAATCGAGATGATCTAACAATAGACTGCTTTGAAGGCATCGAGCGGCAACTCGATTAACACGCAACATGTATACAGGGAGTCTACAAAGTGTCACGAACAAGACGAACGTCCGACCAAGTACAAATCCACGAGCAGGGGTTAAGCAGGCCTCAAGTTATCCGCTATTACGTCAGTATGGCGATTAATCGTCGTGGGCTTTTATTCAAGCACTATGTTGAAACCGTTGTGTTGAATTACAACACGTCGGTATTGGAACGAAATCAAGAGCTCAAGCCTTTTGATGTGGATTCGGTAAAAGGGCTACAAGCAGCGCATAAGCGCATTCAACGCATCGTGCATACGCCACATGGCGAACACCCGTTGTTTATACCCAGTGAGCTTGAAGAGGCGTTAGTTAAAGCTTTACCAGAGCCAGAGCGTTCAATTTGCGCGAAAGTGTTATGTGAGCGGTACGGGTTTATTCCGATGGAAAAGCCAACGGATGCAAATCGACTGGCTGACTTGGGGAGCTTCGTAAAGGAAACGGGAGAAGCAATTCAAAAGCTCAGTGAAGTACTCGCTGATAACAAGCTGAGTGAATCTGAACTGACGCAAGCGCACGAAACACGCCTTGAGCTGATGGATGTAGTCAGTACCGCGATGTGCTTAATTCGACAGCTTGATGAGTTTGAGAGTGGAAAACGGTTATGAACCCATCAGAGTTTGATGAGGTGATGCTGTCAGACGTGTGCCATGCGTCAAAACTACTCTATAGCTATTTGCGTCGGCACATGGACTATAGCACTGGTTTAGTGGGTACGCCTCGGCGTATCAGCTATCAGTCTATCAGAGAATTTCTTGAGTACGTGCCTCCAAGAGGATCGAGAGCAGTTGAGTATAAACCGAGCAATCAGCAGATAAATCGGCTATTACGCAAGCTTGAGAACTTGGGCGCAATCGAGCGAGTACACGGTAATCACCTAAAAGAGAGCATGGTTTTCAGGCTTGTTTTCGCGACCACAGACTTAAACCGTCCAGATGAGGAGCGACAAGGGAGCGACACGAGAGCACCGACACGAGCACCGACACGACAAAACCCAATAAACACGAGGGTTGAACCCACCAACCCCGACACGATGAGCGACAAGGGAGCGACACGAAAGGAGCGACACACCTCCGTTACTTCCGATATAAAAGATCTCTCTCTAACGCGCGCGAGCGCGACGACGGGGTCCCATCTTGAATTCAGCGATCAGTTTTTGAACGTGGCCCGAATGAATGGTCCCGCTCAAACCACCGACGAAGAGATTGAAGCCATATTCGATCACTTCCGATTCCACTCTAAACATCACAGTACGCTTCGAGAACAACCCCAGTGGTTAGCTGAATGGCGCGCTTGGATGGCAAGGGAGAAAGTCTATGCAACCAAACAACAACGCAACACCCGTAACGGAACTGGCGGCAACCAGCGTCCGGAAAATCCAACAGCAAAGCTTTTGCGCGAGTCCAAAGCCCACTCAGAGCAACTCGCCCAAAGCGGATATTACGACTCGGCAGAAGAACCTGATGGCGATACTCAATTCTGAATTGGTACCCGTCCTCAGCACTTGCTGTCCGGATTACGCCTCACGCTTTGGCGAACACTCACAGGACATCATGCGCTTATACGCAGAGCAGTTGCTTAAAAACGAAATTGGTCGAAAAGGACTCAATCGAGGCATTGAGCGCTTGAAAGCGGGAAAAGCGCCGAGCCGCTTCACGCCAACGCCTGCTGAGTTTGTAACGCTATGCAAACCCTCAGCTGAAGAACTTGGTATTCCAGACCTAGACCATTGCATTCACGAAATTACCGAAGCTCGTGGACGCTGGCGCTTTGATAAATACCCGTTTGCACATGATCTCGTTCGGCACATGAATGAGCGCGTTGGACCCCAAATGTGTCATTCAAGCATTAACCAATTTCGTAAGCTCTGTGAGCGTGAGTACAACCGTTTGATTGAATTAGCTCGAAACGGCAAACTTCCGAATTTTTCAGAGCGTCTACCGCGCCAAGCGGATGAGCGTAGCTACATCGAAAAGTCAGGTAAGCAATTGAATATCGATGAAGCGAAAGCCTTCCTTCAGCGCTTTGGAATTAACCCGTTTAAACGACATAACCAATCGGTTCACTCATCCAGTGAACGGACAACAGGGGGCGCGTGACACGTCGCGCTATACGGCCGTGGATGGCAGGTAGCAGCTCACACGCACTACGTGGGCAACTGACGCGGAATGACCGTGAGTAACGTGTAACAGCAATGTGGATAGAACGATACCTGGAGAGGCGGCGCCAGGGCTGGAAATGCCGCCACACCTATTAAACAAAACAAGGAGCGATACAGTGTTATTACTAACTAGACGGATTAATGAAACCATCAATATTGGCGACAATATCACCGTGACCGTATTGGGTGTGAAAGAAAACCAAGTTCGGTTGGGGATTACTGCACCGGATAACGTCAAAGTCTACCGTGAGGAAATCTACCTTCGCATTCAGGAAGAGCAGAGCAACCCCGATGACGCCGCTTAATCTCAACCTCTCATTCCCTCCAAGCGTCAATACTTATTGGCGCAATATCGTTTGGCGAGGAAAGCCCCGGACGCTCATTAGCAAGAAGGGGCGCGCCTACCGTGAAGAGGTCATTTGGCAGTGCCGCGCTCAAAAAGCTTGCATCGGACTCAGTCAACACCTAGCAGTCAACATTACGCTGAACCCTCCGAGCAATCATAGACGGGATATCGACAACTACAACAAGGCACTTCTGGATGCGCTCACACACGCCAATGTGATCGTTGATGACAGCCTGATTAAGCGCCTCACCGTCGAATTCGGTCCAGTCACAAAGACTGGCAACGCCTCAGTAACCATCGAGCCCTATCCAACCAGTTAAGGAGAAATATCCCGTGACAACGACGAAAACAAACAGCGTGTGGGAACAGGACTTAATTGAAATCATCGGAGAAACCGCACTACTTAAGCTCGAATCAAAGTTTGGCGGCGCATACATTCATATTCACGTTGACCCGCGGGATGACTTAATCGAAGCAATAGGGCGCCATGCTGCGGATAAGCTAAGCCATGCCTGTGGTGGGCTTGATGTCTATGTGCCAACAGTGCTTTGGCGCATTAGACGTAACGAGGCGATTGCAAGGGAACAAAACACGGGTAGAACAATCACTGAGCTCGCTTCAAAGTACCGCCTACACGCAAAGCATATTAAAAAGATTTTACGCGAGAGGCACGGTTACCATGTTTGAAACGGATGTGTTGTTGAAAGTAGGCGAGCAATACGGGTGGTTGGCGGCGGTTGCCGTTGCGCTCGTCACTGTGGGTGGTAAGTTCGTTAATCGCTGGTTAGATAGCCGGTTTCCACCCAAAGAAGCGTGTGAAGCTTCTGAATTACAATACATTCAAGAGGGTAGCTCCCTCGATGAGCATCGATTATTTCTCGTCTGCAACTACTGGATACGCCTGGGCATTGACCGCATCCCATTTCCGGAAAAGTTTCCCATTCGTAGCGAAATGTATCGCGATATGCTCAAAATCCTGATCAGCACCATCACTGAGCATTTGCAAGGCAACCTTAAAGAGCTGTCTAACGCCGACAGCAATGCAGACTGGCAACGCAAGGCCACTGACGCACTCAGCCAAGCCGTCTCTGACTACGAGCACAAGTTTCGCGACCAAGGCATTCCCGAGGTGGTTATCGAGCGATTCCGCTCATGGAATGTGCCTGCCTTGGGCTTCATCACACATACAATTGGCACACTCGAAGAGAGCCAGATAGCCACTGACCACCGATACAAGACCAGTGCGATGCTCTCGACCGTATTAGGCGCTCTCAAAACCGCGTTCTACGACGCTGAGCGGACCCTAATTGGCTTAAATGGCCAGTTGACTGGGCAGGTCTACCGAGGTCAGGAGGTTGAGTAATGGCGTTTAGTTTAAGCAACCGTAGCCTTTCAAACTTAAAGCAGTGTCACCCTCAGCTTTGCATTGTGGTCACTAGAGCCATTCAAATTAGCCAGGTGGACTTCATCGTCGGCGCTGGCATTCGCAGTATCGAAGAGCAACGTGAGAACGTGCGAAAGGGCGTATCCAAGACGATGGATAGCAAGCATCTGCCGCAAGAGGATGGAATGAGTCATGCCGTTGACCTTTGGCCGTGGATGAATGGCGAAATCCCCTGGGATGAGTTTAGCGCGTTCCGGCGTGTTGCTGATGCGATGCTGCAGGCGGCTCGTGAACTGGATGTTGATTTGCGGTGGGGTGGCGACTGGGACCGTGACGGCGACTCCAGTGACCACCAATTTCTTGATGGACCACATTTTGAACTGGTGAGCGTATGAGCCTTTTAAGCAAAGTAACGAATTTCTTTACCGGTGGGCTTGGCGAAAAGATTGTCGATGGCATTCAAGCCTACTTCCCCCCAGATATGACACCGGAGCAAAAGGCAAAACTCGAAATTGCCATCAAGGAGCAATCACATAAGCGAGAAGTAGAGTTACTCACTTTGGCGGCTGAGCAGGATGAGGAATTTAATAATCGCATCCGTGACCTCGAGGGCACAGCTAAGGACCTGACCCAGTTCGGTTGGCTCGGGCGCATTGTTGTATTCCTCCGTGGTTGTCAGCGTCCGGTGTGGGGCGGGCTCGTCATGTATATGGACGTTATGTGGTTCAGCGGTAAGTGGTCTGGGTTAACCGAGCAGCAAGAGTCAGCCCTTTGGGTTATCAATACGCTTGTGCTCGGCTTCCTGTTTGGTGAACGAGCGGTGAAGAACGTCATGCCGTTTATGACTCAGTTCATGAAGCAACGCGCGCAGAAGTAAAGAGGTAATCAGTTCATGGCTGCAACGAAGCGTACACCTGACCAGGTAATGCGAGACCAGGCGAAGATTGCCGAGCGTTACCTTAAGGGCTTTAAGATGTTCGAGATTGCCGAAGAGCTCGAACTGTCGATGAATCAAATCAAGTACGATTTGCGGGAGATACGTAAGCGTTGGCGCCAGAGCTCAGTCCGTGACTTTGATGCGCATCGTGAAGAGCAATTGGCGCGCTTGGACTTGTTGGAAGCAAGGGCTTGGCATGAGCTTGAACGCTCGAGTGCTGATTACTGGAAACGTACTGTAGGGGAAACGGCTCAGGGTGATATTGATAAAGAGGAGACAGGTGTCCAGACTGGAGACCCACGCTACATGACTGTCATACTCAACATCATTGAACGGAGGAGCAAATTGCTCGGGCTTGATGCGCCAACTAAGCTGGCTCCGACTAACCCAGATGGCGACGAACCATATAAGCAAATCGCACCCGATGAAATCGACGCACGGATCCATGAGTTACTGGCTAAGTTGGGTTAATGTCGCTGGCTGCAAAGCAGGAGTTATTAGCGCTACTTGAGCGCAAATTAGCATTGAGAGCGCATGACGACCTCAATGCTTACTGTCGTTATATCGATGTTCCGGGAGCACCGCTTAACGACGATGAGGATTGTGACGAGTTTTATCCTGATAGTGTGACGCCGGCAGAGCATCACGAGCTCATTAACAATACGATGATGGACCTCGAGGCAGGGCGTAAGAAGCGGGTCATTGTGATGATGCCGCCAGGCTCTGCCAAGTCGACTTACGGCACCGTGGTGTTCCCAACATGGTATATGGGGCGTAACCCTGGCAAGTCGGTCATCAGTACCAGTTACGGCTCGAGCCTCTCGCTTAAGTTCTCGCGTAAGGTTCGCCAGGTTGTTAAGAGCCCCAAGTTCAGTGAGGTATTTAATACGGAACTGGTACCGGATAACCGGGCGCTTGAGTTTTGGTCGCTGAAGAACCAGTCCAGTTACATGTGCGGCGGTATTCTCTCAGGCATTACCGGTAACCGAGCTGATGGCCTGGTGATTGATGATCCAGTGAAAGGGCGTGAGCAGGCAGACAGTCAGACGATACGTGAGAAGACGTGGGAGGCGTACACCTCTGACCTGCGAACACGTTTAAAGCCTAACGGCTGGATATTGCTTATACAAACCCGCTGGCACGAGGATGATTTAGCCGGTCGAATACTCCCCGACGACTGGGACGGTGAGAGTGGTTATGTAACGGCGAAGGATGGTGAGGAATGGTATGTCGTATGCTTGCAAGCGCAATGTGAGCGAGAGGACGACCCACTAGGACGCAAGATTGGTGAATGGCTTTGGACTGATTGGTTCTCCCCGGAGCATTGGGCGCAGGAGAAGTTGTCGCAGGGTAGTCGTAACTGGGAATCACTCTACCAGCAGCGGCCGAAACCGCTTGAGGGGTCCATCATCAAACGCATCTGGCCTAAACGCTACAACACACGGCCGGCTGAATTTATGCGACTGGTTATGTCACTGGATACTGCGTACAAGCCAGAGCAGCACAATGACCCGAGCGTGTTGAGTATATGGGGTGAAGTAGAGCAGGGGCATTACTTGCTTCATGTATGGCGTGACCGGGTTGAATACCCCGAACTTAAGCGAATTGTGGCCAACTACTACATGAATTGGCGAGCCGATGCGGTACTCATTGAGGATAAAGCCTCTGGCCAGTCGCTTATACAGGAATTAAGACAGGGTGTAACGCTCTCACAGTACCCGAACAAGATAGTGATGCCGGTGATAGCGATAGAACCAGAGGGCAGCAAGCTGAATCGTGCGATACGTGTGAGCTCGCAGTTTGAAGCAGGTCGTGTTTGGTTGCCAGAACATGAGCCGTGGCTCATTGATTATGAGTCCGAGTTATTCGGTTTTCCGCTGGCGACACATGATGACCAGGTGGACAGTACAACGCAGTATTTGGAGTGGGCAAGTAACCGAACGGTTGATGTCGTATCCGCAAGCACCGGGCGCAGGGATACAAGCAATGCCGGTGATTTAGGTTTAGGTGATATGAGCTCCGGTGGTGGCCGTGGCCGTTTTGGAGGATTTTTATAATGGCTGATACGAAAAAGCCGAAGTTTACTGAGTTATCGAAAGTTGACCATGGCAAGCAGATGGCCAAGGCGCTCATCGAAATCATGATCGATAATCCCGACTCGATATTAAAGAGCAAAGGTAATGGTCAGCTCAATATTTACAAGGATTTACTGCGGGACGATCAGGTTAAAAGCTGTTTTCAGCAACGCCGCACAGCTGTAACTCAGTCAGAATATCAGGTTACACCAGCTACAGAGAGTGCCCAGGATAAAGAAGCGGCATTATTCGTTGAGGATATGCTCAGTCGTATTGGCTTTGACCAACTGACCGATAAGATGCTTTACGCCATTCACTTTGGTTGGAGCGTGGCTGAGCTGATGTTTGCGCAGGAAGAAGGGCGCATTACGTTAGACCAGATTAAGGTTCGTGACCGCGGGCGTTTTGCGTTTAGTGCTACCAATGACCTGCTATTGAAGAAAGACAGCAAGACCTTTCCCATGCCCGGTAACAAGTTTTGGGTGTTTAGCCACGGCGCAGACCACGATGATAATCCTTACGGGGAGGGATTAGCGCACTCACTTTACTGGCCGGTATTCTTCAAACGCAACGGTATTAAGTTCTGGCTCATATTCCTCGAGAAGTTCGGCATGCCGACTGCCACGGCTAAGCTCCCCAGTTCGCAGATAAAAGACCGTAAACAGCGTGACCAGGCACTGGCTGTGCTTGATGCCATTCAGGCTGATAGCGGGGTGGTGATACCGGAAGACATGGTTATCGAGTTGGTGGAAGCTTCTCGCAGTGGCACTGCCGACTACGCTCAATTACAAGGAGCCATGGATCGGGCTATTTCTAAAATCATCCTGTCGCAGACCATGACTACTGATGACGGCTCTAGTTTGTCACAGGCACAAGTCCATAAGGGTGTAAAAGACGACATCGTAAAAGCCGATGCTGACATGATATGCGATAGCTTCAATAAGCAGGTTATAGAGCCTTTAATTGCGCTTAATTTCGCTAATGCACAACCACCTAAGGTTTGGCGTAAAACGGAGCCAGAAGAAGACCTAGCGCAGATTGCAGAACGAGATAGTAAAATAATGCAGCTGGGTTATGAGCCAACAGAGGAATACGTTAAAGAAACCTATGGTCCCGGCTGGCGCAAGCGAACGACACCACCGCCAATGCCGTTTGGTAATCAGGTGGAACCAATGGGCGCAGAGTTTGCAGAGGTCTCACCGCTTACTCAAAAACGAGTACAGCACCGTCGCGACCAACGGGATATAGTTGATGCTGGTGAATACCTTGCCAGCAATCCGGAGCAGGCTGTTGGGCCACTTGTGCGCAAAATCATTGAGTTCGCGCAGACAGCAGGTAGCGAAGAAGAGTTTGTTAAGCGACTTGATGAGTTAGCAGAGCAGGACCCGGATAACCAAGTCGTTGAGCGTGTACGCAATGCGAACATCATGGCGCGTATGCGTGGTTACACCAAGAACGCTGGGTAAGCTATGCAAATTAACGGCATCGTCAATTACTACGAGGCAGCCGCTCAATTCGAGCTGACCGCGGAAGAAGCGTTTGAATTCTTCCTGCAGAAAGGTCTTAGTCGTTCATTCCGTTGGGATGAAATGGTACGCAACGAGCATGATGTTGCATTTACCGTTGCCAAGCTGATGAACGGTGACCTGCTGGAGTTTGTTAAAAAAGAGCTGACTAAGGTCATCGATTCAGGCGCAACCTTCAAAGACTTTGCTGACAAGATTGCGCCAGCGCTTCAGCGCGCTGGCTGGTGGGGGAAAAGAGACCTACTAGACCCTTATAGCGGTCAGGTTATTGAAGCGCGCTTAGGTAGCGCCAGCCGTCTTGAAACGATATTCCGGACTAACTTACAAAGCGCCTACGCAAAAGGTCAGTGGGAATCGATTGAAGAGAACATGAATACCATGCCGTACCTGATGTACGATGCGGTAGACGACTCTCGTGTTCGTCCGGAGCATGCCAGGTGGGATGGCATTGTTCTGCCGGCTAATCACTCATTCTGGGAAACTCACTACCCGCCCAATGGCTACAATTGCCGCTGTGGCGTCGTTCAGCTAAGCTGGGAGGACCTGCAGGATTACGGCTTACAAGTATCACAAACGCCGTCAATCGACTGGCAAGTATATACGGCTGCGGATGGGCGCGAGATAGCTCACCCACAGGGAGTGGATCCGACTTTTGTTTAGAGGGACTATGAGCGGCTTTAAAGATAAATCTTCATATTTTTTCCGATTAGGGAATAAAGTTACTGAATGGGCGATAATTGAAAACCTAACATCTGAAAAAACAGATTCGCTGAGAGATAAAGCTTTAATTTGGGGAGCTGTTCTGCTCTTAATAAAGGCTACTGGAGCAGAGGCAAATAAACTGTTTATATTAGAGTTTGATCCTCCTCTCACTACTAGTAGCCTTATTTTAGTAACTTTAGTTCTTACACTTTACTACTCAATTCAGTGGGCAAAAAACATATGGGGAGACGTAGCTAGTTTTCAAATTGCTCAATTGTCAGACCCAATAGAGAAGTTAGAGTCGAGCTTGCGGGGGGGTTATGGCATCCCTTGAAGGACAAGGTATACCAAGTACTCGCGCTCCTAGACAACATGCAAAATCTTTAACCGAAGCGATAGATAGTTATAAAAGCGAGCTTAACGCACTGAAGACAAGATCCAGTGTTAGGAATCTCCTCTTTTGGTGCTTTGACCTTTTACCTGTTCCCGTTTTATTTGTGATTAATTTATATCTTTTAATAGCGGAATAAAACACGGGTAGTCACCCAACCCCCATAGGTTGACAATCACGGCAGTCATAGAGGATTGCCGTGTATGAAACGAATCAACATTTTTAAAACCGGGACGCATACCAGCTCCAATGGTGCGACCCTAGACTTCTCCGAAGATAAGCTACAGGGCTCTGCCGAGTCCTACAGCCCATCCGTTCACGAAGCGCCAATCGTAATTGGTCACCCTAAAGATAATGGTCCCGCCTATGGCTGGATTAAGTCGATGGAGTTTGCCGAGGGTAGCCTTGATGCGATACCGGACCAAGTTAACGAAGACTTTGCCGAAATGGTTAAGTCTGGCGCATTTAAAAAGGTCAGCGCCAGCTTTTACTTGCCCGATGCACCGAATAATCCAAGCCCAGGCAACCTTTATCTACGCCACGTAGGCTTTTTAGGTGCTCAGCCGCCAGCAATTAAAGGTCTTGCCCCTGTCGACTTCTCCGAGTCAGAAGAGGGCGTGGTTGAGTTCGAGGAAGACTGGCGCACAGCTATGGATATGTCGGCTATCGCCCGTGTTTTTAAGTCGATGCGCGAATTCATCATCGACAAATTCAGCAAGGATGAAGCAGATAAAACCCTCCCTGATTACCTCATTGACGAATTACGAACGTCAGCGGAAGAGCGCCGCAAGGTCGACAACTCTCCGGTGACTGATTTTAGCGAAAGCGAAACTGACCCGGAGCACGATATGAAACTAGAAGACGCACTGGCCAAGGTCAATGACCTAGAGAGCCAGAAAACGCAACTTGAAGCGGATAAGCAGAAGCTAACTGATGAGAACAAAAGTCTGCAATCAAAGGTTGCCTCGTTCACTGAAGCTGAAAGCAAACGCCGTAAAGAGGCGCTGACCGCGAAAGTCGATGCGCTGATTAAAGAAGGCAAGGTAACGCCAGCAGAGCGAGGTAAAGTGCTTGCCTTTGCTGAACGATTGGGCGATCAGACCGTCGACTTTGGCGAGGGTGACGATGAAAAAGGTTTGAATGCTCAGGACGAGTATTTGAAATCCCTTGAAGAGCGCAAACCTGCAGTGGATTTTAATGAGCACTCGGGTGACGAAAACGGTGGTGAACAACCCCAAACAGCTCAGAGTTTAGCTGCTAAAGCAGTTGAGTACCAGGAAGAGCAACGCAAGGCCGGCCGCAATATCTCTATTGCTGAGGCGGTTAACCATTTACACAAAGACGCGGAGTAAACGCAGATGAAAAACGCAGGTTTGATTAAGCAGTTTATCGCCGCCACGGCCATCCCTAAAAATCGAGTTGTAAAACTGGCCGCCGGCGATAACGAAGTCGCGCTCGCAACGGATGTTGCGGATCCACTAATTGGTGTTAGTGAAGAGCCACAAAATATTGCTGCAGGTCAGCGTATTGATGTGACGTTCTCGGGCATCGTTGAGGTTGAAGCTGGCGCTGCTGTTGCAAAGAACGCTTCAGTTACCGTTGACGCACAAGGTCGTGCGGTTGCTTCGTCTGCCGGCACGGACTCAACCATCGGTCGTGCTTTAACGGCTGCTAACGCCGCTGGTGACATCATCAGCATCGAAATTCAGAAAGGTTAAGGGGTAGCTAAGTCATGAGCACACCATTTGTACAACAGCCCAACCTGACAGCAATTGCGCTGGGCTATAAAAATGCGCAATTCATCGCTGACCAGGTGTCGCCACGTACACCGGTTGGCGCGACCAACTTTAAGTGGACCGAGTTCGAAGCTAAGGACACGTTCACTATCCCTAATACACTAGTTGGTCGGAAGTCACGTCCGAATGAAGTTGAGTTCAGCGCAACCGAGCACACTGACTCAGTCGTTGACTGGGGTTTGGAAGATCCAATTCCAAATGCGGATATCGAAGAAGCGCGTAACAATCCGGCGATTGACCCGCAGGGCCGTGCGACGATGAAGCTGTCCGAGCTGATTGCACTAAGTCGTGAAAAGCGTGTCGCTGACATGGTCATGAACGCCAGCAACTACAACCACACCGAAACCCTAAGCGGTACTGATAAGTGGAACGATGCAGGCTCTAACCTGATTGAACAAATCAGTGATGCGTTGGATACGCCGCTTGTGCGCCCGAATACCTTGGTGTTAGGTCAGAAAGAAGCAACTGCAATGCGTCGTAATGCAAGCCTGGTTAAAGCCTTTAACGGTTCAACCGGCGACGTTGGCATGGTGCCATGGGACTTCATCCGTCAGTTGTTCGAAATTCAGAACATCTTCGTCGGTGCCAGCCGCTACAACACCGCCAATAAAGGGCAAGATATGAGCCTGTCGCGTTTGTGGTCAGGCGGTGCGTCATTCCTATACATCAACCCAATCGCAGCGCTTCGTGATGACGTGACGTTCTCTCTGACCGCAGAGCACGGTGAGCGTGTTGCCATGACACGTGAAGACAGTGACATCGGTTTACGTGGCGGTGTTCGGGTTCGTGTCGGTGAGTCGGTTAAAGAAGTATTGGTGGCGAAGGAAGCCGGCTATTACTTCAACTCGGTGCTTTAAGAGCGCCGTTCACTCACCTTAACCGGAGATGACTATGAGTGATAGCAAAGAAAATATCGTGCTGGCTATGCCGGCACGAATTGACGGCAAGCTGGTACCCGTGACTGGCGAGCCAGTGTCGGTTAGTGCAACCATCGCTGAGCAGTTACGCGAGGCGGGCGCAGTAAAACAACAAGAGCAGAAGCAGCGCTCGCTAAGCGACCTTAAAGTCGATGAGCTGAAAACCATTGCGACTGCTAAAGGCGTTGAAGGTGCCGACGGTATGAAAAAAGCTGAACTGGTTAAAGCGATTGAAGCGCTTGAGGCGGGCGAATAGCGATGTACGCACAAGTAACCGATATGCAAATGCGGTTTGGTCAGGAGGAGCTGGAGCAACTGGCTCCTTCTGATACCGATGCCGTTGACCAAAGCAAGGTGGAATCAGCGCTTAATGATGCCGCTGCAGAAATGGACACTTACCTTGGCTCGGTATATTCACTGCCGTTGGCAGACCCGAATCCTTATTTAAAAACCATTTGTTGCGACATCACTCGATTTCGCCTTTGGGATGATGCTGTGAGTGAAGAAGTGCGGAAGCGCTATGAAGACGCTGTTGCGTGGCTTAAGAAAGTGGTTAAAGGCGATGTATCCCTGGGCATCGAGAACCAGGAAGAAGTATTTTATGCGACGACTTCGTCCAATGCCGGCAATCGCACGTTCACACGCAGTAGTTTGGATGAGTTTTAAATGAAGGTTCAGACCAAGTTTAACGAACAGGAATTAAAACGTATTGCTGATGCGCTTGATCGGCTTGGTAGCGATCAGCGCAAGGTCTTTTTTCGTCGCGTTGGTGCGGCATTAAAAACTGATTTTGAAATGGGTTTTCGACTGGGTCGTTCACCGAGGGGTAACCCTTGGAAACCGGTCCAGCGGGGCGGTCAGCCGTTACGTGATACGCGACGCCTTTTAAGTAGTCTGACAATGCGCGCGACGAGTGACAGCACCGAGGTCGGTACCAACGTTGATTATGGTCCTGCACATCAGGACGGTGTTGATAAAGCGGTAACGGTACCAACCCATACACGCCTGATAAATCAAGCTTTTGGACGCAAACTGAGAACCGGTGTTTACCAGACGGTTAAAAGCCACACGCGAAAAATGAATATCGAAGCCCGTCCATTTTTGGGTATCGAACGACCACAGCAGCGCAAAATTGTCCGGGTGTTCGGTCAGTACATGCGGGAATTAGGAGCCGAAGGTAATGCTACTTGAGCAGATAGAACAGCGACTGGAAGCAATACAGTTTGAGGGCAAGGCACTGTTCAGTGGTGTTGACCAAGTCATCGACCCACAGACGATTGTTGATGCCAATACGGTAAAGAAAGACGCCGCGTTTGTGGTGCCGGTATCGGATGGTGCTGAGCCTAACGAGCGCACAACGGGACGATTCAGTCAGTTGATGCGACCTCGTTTTGGTGTATTGATTGTGTGTCGAGCGGTGAACGATCGCATGGGTAAGGGCGTTACCAAACGTCTCGAATTCATGAAGCAACAAATACGAGCAGCGCTGATGGGATGGACGCCGGATGCGAACTACGAGCCCATCACTTTAGTCGAGGGCAACTTATTAGAATTTAAACGGGGTGGCGTGTTCTGGATGGAAGAGTATGTCACGGAAACTATGTACGAGGGGCAATCATGATCATTGTGACCGCCGAGAATAAATGCCGTCGCGCTGGCATTGACTTCAAAAAAGGCAAGAATGAATTTAAGCAGTTATCGGCTGCTCAACTTGCGCAAATCAATGCCGACGGCCGCCTGTCGGTGGAACACATCAAAGAAAAAGAGGACGCTGAGAAATGAGCCGCAGAACAAAGAAAAAGCTTATTGTCGGCCGCGCAAATGATGGCACGAACCCCTACGGTACAGACTTACTTGAGGGCGGTACGCCAGGGCAAGCGATTCAAACGACAGGCTTAGAAATCACCCCGCTCGAGGGGGAAGAGATTGAGCGTGAACTTGATGACGGTAAATCGGGTGGCAAACCTATGATCATGTCGGGTATCCATGTGAAGCTGAGCGGAAGTGTAGAGGCGGCTGGCTCGGGTGAAGCTGTTACCCCTGTAAAATACCAGTCCATTCTGCAATGCGCTGGGCGTAGCGTGGAGGTTGGCACAACCGAAGTTAAGTACAATCGTATTACTGACAATTCAGAGCCCGATGCTACGTTTTACTATTTTAATGATGGCTCACTTCATAAGCTCGTTGGCGCTCGGGCAACTTCGGGCGCATCACTGAAAGTCGGTGAGCTTCCTACTTTTACCTTTGAGATTACTGGCCTATACGGTGGCGTCGTTGAACAAGGAATGCCGGCGACACCGGACTTTTCTGGTTTTGAAACACCCCTAAAGGTGGGTCACGAGAACACCACGTTTACCCTCGATGGTACCGAGTACCCGATGTTCGAATTCGAGTACGAAGAGAATGCGGAAGTCAGCTACTCGGAGAATACCATCGATGAGGAAATCGATATTACCGATTGGAAGCCCGACGGCACCATGGTAATTGAAGCGCCGGCACTGAGCGACTTCGACCCATTCTCGATAGCTACCTCCAACGCACAATTGCCTATCGCCATTACGCATGGGTTAACGGAGGGCAATATCGTCTCAATCACATCAAGCGCAATTCAGTTAGGCAAGCCTACCTATGGCGACCGCGAGGGCAAGCTAACCATCAGCATGCCATTTCGTTTTATTGATGACCCGGTCATCGAAACTAAGTAAGGAGAATTAGAGTGGCGTTTAAAATTGCAAAGCACCCGATTAAGTCAGATGCGACGGTTTCAGTGAAAGTACCAGGGCATAAGAAACCTCAAGAGTTCACGGCGAACTTTGAAGTGATGAAGCATGATGAATATCGGGAACGAACCGAAGGGCGCAGTGACGACCTAGCACTTCTAAAGAGCGTAGTTGCAGATTGGGATGGCGTTGTTGATGAAAATGGAAACGAAGTGCCTTTCAGTGAGAGTGCGCTTGAGGATATGTGCCAATATACATTTGTTCGAACGGCATTCCTGCGAGCATACAACGAACTGATGTTTGGGTATTCACCGGCAAAAAACTAGAAGCGGTGGCCCACTACTGGGCGCATGGTCCCACCGTCAATGATAAAGAGCGCCGAGAGCTGACAGCAGAAATGCGGGCTTTTGGCGCTTCAGATGAAGATATCGAGAACTACCTAAAAGCAAATACCACTGATAATGACTGTCTCGTTATTGAGGAAAACTGGCCTGTATTGCAGTGGTTTTTGGCGATTGACGACCAGTTTAAATATGAACAGGGCGTCTGCATTGGTATCGATATTGCGTCCATTAAGGCTGATGCACAGATGTCAGCCCGTGATTATACCCCCGAGCATTACAAGCACCTGCGGTACCTAACGAAGTGTGTTACCCGAGAACTCAATAGCCGTTTGGAGAAATAGCATGCCGATGCGACTGTCCGTCCTGTTTACTGGTAATAACCGAGACTTAAAAAGAGCCACCCGCGAGGGGCGGTCAGAGTTGGATAAGTTCAAAACCACAGCGGTTAATGTTGCAGGCACATTAGCAGGCGCCTATGGTGCCGCTACCACCGCCCGAGCGATATTCGACACCACTAAAGAAGTTGAGCGTTTAAGCTCTCAGCTTGCTGTGGCTATGGGCGGGATGGAAGCCGGCAGCCGCAAGTTTGACCAGCTCAATAAGTTTGCATCGGATGTCGGTGTTAATGTCCAAGAGGTCACTCGCGCTTTCGTCCAGTTACGCAACGTAGGGTTGAACCCTTCAGAAGAAGCCATACTAAGCTACATGAACACAGCAGGGGCGACGGGTAAGAGCCTTGAACAGTTTGTAGAGGCTGTTGCTGATGCCACTATGGGGCAGTTTGAACGTCTGAATGAGTTTGGTATCAAGGCCCAGAAAGAAGGTAGCAAAATTGCTATTCGCTTCCGTGGTACCACAAAGCTAGTTGAAGACAATGCGTCAGCCATCGAGCAGTATATGATAGCACTCGGGCAGAACGAATTTGGTGGCTTCGTTATTAATCAGCTTGATGGCGTGAATGACGCGCTTGCAGACTTGAATAACCAATGGACAGATAGCGTCAAGCGCATGAACGACGCAGGCCTTGGTGAGAATATCGCTAAGGGTATCGGCGTAGCTACGGACGCACTCGCAGGCCTTACCGATTTCATCGATGAGAACGGTGATCAGATCATAGATGTGGGTAAAGCAATCGCTGCTGTGTTTGCTGCTCGGGTAGCAGGCTCAGTCGGTAATGCCAGCTTGGCCTTTTTAGCTCACATGGCCTATCAGCAACAGGTAACGGCACGTTACGCTCGTATGAATGGCATAGCAGCCACTGCGGCAACGAGAATGCGAGCTGTTGGTACTGCGGCACGGTTCGCTTCTCGCGGTATGGCGTTACTGGGTGGTCCTGTCGGTATTGCGGCATTGGCGGCTATGGCTATATATGATTTCGCCACTGAGGCGGATAATGCAGTCCCACCGACAGAGTCACTTAAGGAGCAAGTGGACGGTATCACTGAAAGCTTCGACAAAATGACTAAAGCGCAGAGAGAAAGCGCTAGAATAAAAATTACAGGCCGAATAGCAGAGCTTCAGGAAGAAATAGCTGTAATGGAGCGTGTAAAAGGAGTTCGTCAAACACTGGCGAGTAACGAAGGTGAACGAGCAGCAGTAGAGAGTTTCCTCGGTATGAAGCCTGGCGATCTGAATAATATAGGAGACGCAGCGACTCACTCTCAAGCGAGTGTTGATAAGCTTAACGGAAGAATTGCTGAACTTCGTGAGAAATTAAAAGAATTGGCAAAACCAACAGAGCAAGGTTCCGAGACGGTCGATAACCTCAGCAAATCGTTAAAAAAACAGGCCGAGGAGTTTGGAAAGGTAACCCTCTCGATAACAGATCAAATCTATAAGCTTCAAGAGGGCGAGGCGGCGTATGAACGTTTAACGATGGCTCGTCAAATGGGTGTGTCGCTCGATAGCCTTGAAATGGAGCATCTTGAAAAGCTTATCGAATTACGTGATCGGTTGGTGAAGAAAAAAGAGGAAGAGATTGAGGCAGAGCGCCAGCGCCAAGCAATGCAGAATCAGTTGGGGGCGCTCACTCAACAGCTGATGCCTGGAATGTCCGCGACTAACCAACACGCCAATAACATGGGATACCTAAATTCAGCGTTCAACAATCCAGACTTAATGCCTTCGATGCAAGTCAGCGACGGCGAGGGTGGATTCAGAGAAGAATCTGAAGTTGAGAAGAAGATGCGCATAAACCAAATGATTGAGCTAGAGCAGCAACGTCACGCTCAAGAAATGGCGCGTATAAACGGCGATATGTCAGCACAAATCGATGCGATGTGGTCAGAGACCTTTGACCGATTCGCGGCTGGTATTGGCGATGCGGTCGCTACGTCGATATTCGAAGCCAAGGACTTTGGCGAGGCAATGGAAAATATCGGTAAGAGTGCAATTAAGTCAGTAATTTCTGGGTTGGTCGAGATTGGTGTTAAGAAACTCGCTCTCGCTGCATTAGAAAAGTCAGCCATAATCTCGACTAACGCCACTGCGCTTAGCACAGGCACCGCAACTGCCTCAGCGCTTGCTGGCGCTTACATCCCAGCGGCAGGCGCTGCCAGCTTAGCATCGGCGGGTGCTAATGCTCCTCCAGCAATGAGTGGAATGAGTGCTGTCGCAGGCTTGGCTGGCTCGCTCTTTGCCGGTATGGCTCATGACGGCATAGGAAGAGTGCCGGCAGCGAACGAGGGAACATGGCTATTAAAACGCGGCGAGATGGTAATGAACCCATCACAACGGGAGAATTTCGAGTTTATGGTATCGGCCATGCGGCAGCAGCGAAACCAAGGAGCTGGGCACCAATCTGGTGCTAATGGCAGATCAGTCCAAATTGTCCAACACGTTCAAGTTGATGCTCGAAACGCTGAGGCAGGCGTTGGCACTGAAGTCGAAGAAGCCATGGACCGCGCTAACGAAAAGTTCAAGCAAGACCTATATGATGACTTTAGCAACGGTGGACCGCTTTACCAGCGGTTAAAGGCGTCGGGGTAGGTTGTGCATAACTGCACAATACACAAGTTTTAATGCACAATTTACTGCCTAATTGCTGATTCCTTGTGAGTAAAATAATTATTTTGTATATATGTTGGTAAAACACTATTGACTTGTTCATAATACGCATGCTTCAAATACGTTAGTAAAGTATTTAAACAAGGAGTTTATACTTGCCTCAGGTTCAGACCAATTCAAAAAAGATCGTTGATGAGCTCGGATTATACTTACGAGAACAAAAACTACCAGATGAAGTTACTCAACAACGATTCATTCGTGAAATTGAGAAGTTACCGAGTGAGTTAGAGCGAGTCCATGCTCGAGGTGTTCTCGAGGCGGTTTGTCGTAATAAAGAGTCAGCGGTCGAGTTGCTAGAGCGAGCAATGAGTTTACCCAACGGCTCTCGGGTGGCTCCAAATTATTGGGTAATATTAAAGACATTTGGAACAACTGCCGAAGTAGTCCGAAAAGGCTACCAGCTTGCGGATTTATCATGCTCATATTCGATTCAGAACGAGTTGCTTGTTCTATCTGGCATAATTTTGGATTTGGAAAATGTCGAAAGGATACATGATCTTTTATCAAAAGCGAAAAAGCTAGACGAGAGAGAGAATATCAGAGAAACAATGGCCGAGGCATCACTTATGAACGAGTTCATTAAGAGAGAGAAACTAACTAAAGAACAGTTAGCAAAAATCGGTGAACTGGTGTTACAGGTTGCTGATGATAGAGATGTGAAGACTGTTGGGAATTACATTGATCATAAAAAGCAACGTAATCACTTATCAATCTCGTATGCTCTCGATGCTAATTCTGTTTCAGCGGAAGAACTCTTTGATATCAACTACGATCTTATCGAAAGGCTTGTAGAGAGTGATTTAGATAGATTGCCAGTTGTCGTGCAGTTTCATAGACAGCCAATCGAAAAAGTTTTAGCCGACGACATGGAGGATGCTGTTCATGCCAGTTAAAGCTGAAGATTTTAGAGTTGTCGCTGAACAAAACTATAAATTCGAAACCGAAATTGGTTATCGAAATTGCGTGAGCCGAGCCTATTATAGCATGTACCACAATGCTCTCGAATTAATAACGCAAGAAATCCCAAACTACACTCAGAAGGGAGTTCATGCTTGCTTATTAACCTATTTAGCCGAAGGTTCTGCTAGCGAGCCATATGAACCTAAAGAGTTGCGAAAGTTGTCATATGTCTTGCAGCAGCAAAGAAATAACCGTTTTAAAGCTGACTATGACCTAGATAGCGAACAAGTTGGGAAATTTATGGCAGAGGAAGCTCTCACAGCTTGTAATAGAGTTAAGCAAATCTGTATTGGCCTTGCAAAAGCAGCTTAATCGGAACAAAACACGGGTAGTCACCTAACACTAAACTTCCCACAATTCAGCCATTGTCGTTTAACTACGGATTGGCTGAATGCCTGCAAACTTTCCCGATATACCGAGAACGCGCTCCGGCTTTAAGATTCAGCCGGCCACTCGCCTTATCCGCTCGCCATACAACCAGGTTGAAGAAGTTTGGGAAGAGCCGGGGGACATGTGGCAGGCGCGTCTGGCGTTTTCATTCCTGACGAAAGCCGAAGCGCGAGAGCTGCGGGGTGTATTAACCGCGTTACGCGGCCATGTTGGCACCTTGTTCATCCACGATACCGCACACAGCAATGAGGGCTCATGGAACGGTACGCCGGTTGTTGATGGTGTCGATGAGTACGGCGTTGTCCTTAATGCCAGAGGCTTTGCCGCATCTCAAACAGTGGCCAAACGCGGTGACCGCTTTCAGTTAAATAACCGCCTCCATGAGCTAACTGAAGACGCCGTTACAGACGGCAATGGTCGTGTTCAACTTCAATTCCAGCCCGAAATAAAAACTATCCCGCTTGATGGTGATTTCATCATTGGCGATAAGCCCAAGGGCTTATTCCGTCTAGCCAACCCCAGCCAGATACCCGACTGGTCCGGCAGTAAAGCCGGTGTCCGGAACGTACAGCTGGAGTTTGTGGAGGCGCTCAGTGAGGTTTAGCGATGCATCCATACAGCAAATGCTGTCGAGCTATGACCCCAAGCGCCTATTAATATTTGGTGAACTCCAGTTCCCGTCAGGCTGGGTGCGTGCTCATACCGGTGTGGGCGATCGAACTTATCAAGGACAAGTTTATAAAGGCGTTGGCGAGATGGCCAAGATAGGTCAGTTCAAAGAAAGCGGCGGTCGCAGTAGCCGTGGCTTCGATGTCTCCCTGGTTGTTGATGATATAACCCTGTTTGCTGACACAGTGCAAGAAGACCCGACCAACGGCGTGGCCAGACTGCATCTCGTCGGTCTTGATGAGAACCGTCGAGTTACAGAGGGTGCGTTGCTATTCGATGGCGACATTGGCGCTGTATCGGTAAAGAAAGGACGCCCGTTTGTGATCACCCTTAAGCTGACAGATTGGTATGAGCGCTGGAGCAATCCTGTTCAGAACTTTCGAATGACAGATGAAGCACAACAAGCAAAACATCCAGGAGACAAGTTCTTTAATCAAGTTGAGAAGCTAGCGAAGGGTATCGATAGCGATGTACCAGGACAAAGCGTTGGCGGTCCAGGTGGTCGCGGCAGTTCGCCTAAAACAAGAAGGAATCTTCAGCAGCGATGAAACGAGTTAATGACTGGCCAACCGAGCTGGCAAAATTCTTACTTTTTAAGCGCAATGAGGCATTCAAATGGGGCGAAAACGACTGCTGTTTGTTTGCGGCTGACGCTATTATTGCCATGGGCGGTAAGGATGTCGCAAGTGACGTAAGAGGGCGCTATAGAACAGCCATAGGTGCGCGACGCATCATGAAAAACTTGGGCGCGGCCAATGTCGTTGAGCTGCTGACTCAGCGTCTGGGTGAGCCGGATGGAAAATTAGTCCGTGGCGCTATAGTTGCTGTTGAGTCGGACGGTCAGCAGGTTGCCGGTGTGTTCTACCAAAAGCCTTGGGCGCTAACTGAGAGCGGCCTACAAGGTATGCCGCTTGAGTCTGTCATTCAATCATGGAGTCTTAGATAATGCCTCCAGCAGTAGCAGCAGTAGCAGCAGGATATGCAGCTGGCGCAGGAGCTTTAGCGGCGGGATTAGTAACTGCTACCGGAGCAGCTTGGGCCATTGGAGCCGCTGTTGCCGTGGGTACCGCTGCGCTTCAGAATTCACTTAAACCTGACATGCCAGGCGTTGATGAATCATCTCGTGAAGCGCAGACGTTAACTACTGAGCCACTTCAACCTCGACGCGGTATCTATGGCGAAACCGTTGTGTCTGGCTCCATTGTTGGATACGGCAAGCGCAAGATGGGCGATAAGGAAGCTCATGTTGTCGTGATCACGTTAGCCGGTCACAACATAGAGTCAGCTGAGCTATACGAAGTCAATGGTAAACCGCGGCCCTCAGGTACTACCTATCAGATTTTCAAAGGTGATCAGACAACAGTTAGCCAGACAGCCCTACAGTATTGTGATGGGTGGACTAATGAGCACATCGGCTTTGGAGTCGCTTATGCGGTTGTCACGATTCCTATCGATCCAGAAGAAATGCCCTCAGGCCTGCAGAACGTTACATTCAAAGCAAAAGGTAAACGGATTTACGACCCGCGTAAAGATACCACTGTGGGTGGTGATGGTCCGCATAGACCAAATGACGAAACCACGTGGGAGTGGAGTGATAACACCATTCTGTGTGCGTTAGATTATCAGCGCTTTCATGGGTACAAGAAGCTAGGCCTAAACAAGTTCGATATGGCGCACATCATGGATCAGGCGAACATCTGTGATGAGATGGTGACCTATAACGATACCGATGGCGAGCAGCAATCTGAAAAACGTTTTACCTGCAACGGCTCGTGGACGTTTGACCAGTCGCCTTCGCGGGTACTCGAGCGCATCATGAGTTCGTGCGGTGGTAAGCCTTATCGTCGTGGCGGCAAGATGTATCTGCAGACGGCGAGCTATCATGGCATGGCTGAAATCACGCTGAATGATACGGATGCTGCTGGTGAAATCACGATCACTCCTCACCGTGAACTTAAAGAACGTTGCAACCTAGTACGCGCGTCTTTTCAGGATCCAAAAAAAGGTTTTCAACCAACCGATGCGCCTGTGATAACGAACAGTATTTACGTCGATCGTGACGGTATGGAGCTCGAAGACGATCTTCAGTTGAATTTTACGAACTCGTCCACGATGGCGCAGCGCTTGATGAAGTATCACCTTGAGCGCAATAGAGCGGGCATGCGCTTGGAGTTCCCGTGTAAGTCGAAGGGGCTATTAGCATTGGCCGGCACAACCGTCCGCGTGGACTTGCCGAACGAGGGTATCGATAAAGAGTTCATCGTCCAGGACTGGCAGTTTGATTTTAAGACAAAGAAAACCAAACTTTTGCTCGAGGAAGAATCGCCAGAGTTATACAGTGACAGCCTGGTGCCGTCTGAAGGTAATGTGACGCCAAACACTGAGTTGCCAGACTTTACACGCCCGGACGCGCCTGAATCAGTGAGCTTTGTTGTTGACTCGGTATCAACGCATCGACAGGGCTATGTCACATGGTCACATCCTACGCCGCGCGCCGTTACTGAATATCGCGTGCTCGTGCGCAAGGACGGTGACGACATTGTCGAGTACCCGGTTATCGCCCGCAGCGGCGTCCAACTCAAGCAGGACATCAATGGCCTGGATGCCGGTCAGTACAGCATCGAAGTCTACGCCCGCAACCGCTACGACCGCACGTCTGTACCCGCAACCATATCGCTGACATTGAACGAGCCGTCGCCACCGACGAGCTTAGGTGCGACCGCCGGCAACTGGGAAATCACCCTTGCCCCGCAGTTGGCTGGGATTGGCCTGGGCACCATGTTCGAGTTTGCTTACGGTACGCCGGATAACATCATTGGCCGTGGCGCGAGCATTGTCATTCCGAGTTTAACACCAGACACCGAACACGACGTTTATGCCCGCACGGTTAACATACTGGGCCAGTCGGCAATGCGGCATGAAACCATCAGAACAACGAAAGACACATCACAAATCGATCCTATTATTGACCAGTATACGAGCCGGCTAGACGAAGTTAACAGCAACTTCAAAAGCTTTGTTGAAAATGAGTTTACCGATTTGCAGCAACTGGTGAATGATAACGCGCAAGAAATTAGCGTCCGTTTCAGCAATGAACTTTTTGAGCGAGAGCGCAGTGATGCAGCTGTATTAAGTAGCATAATCGATGCAGCAGCATCGCGAGGAGAATTAAGGCGACGCATAGAGCGAGGAGAGGAGTTAATTGGTGCGGTTCTCGATGTGGATCCAGTGAGCGGTACCATAACTAATAAAGCGTTTAAGTACGCAGATGACCGATTCACTGAAGCACAGTTGCGCCTGGATGGTGTTGCCAGTGAAATCAACGCCACTGTTGAACGGTTGACGTTCAATGAGCAGCGTGTGACACAGCTCGGCGCAGAAATTAACTTACTCCCTGGTGTTATCGACCAGAGAGCGACTGCCATTGTTGCGGACTCAATCGCGGCACTTGAGCCAGCTCATGCGTTTAACTTCTTCGACAGTGCCCAGGGTTGGACAGCTGTTACCGGGACTATAACGCCAGGCGTTAACCGTGTCTTACTTGAAATCGGCGACATAACAAACTCAGGGCTTGCTTATAACGGCCAAGAGTACCCGGTTATTCGAATGAGTGTCAGACGGACTGCTGGTGAAAACTGGCTTGGTAATGTCGAGGTGACGTTTACGGATGACACGACTGAATCTTATCCGAGCATCATCGAGCCGGTTGAAGTAGTGGATACCGATGTTATTCGGATCATCGACTTCACAGCGTTGAGCTCATACCACGGTGATATTAAAGCGCTGCGTATTACACTGGGTCAAGACAGTACAGATACCTTTGAACTTAAGTCATTAAGTATCGGCAAGCCAGATGCAGCGCTTCAGGATTTAACGAACATTCAAGCGCAGGTTGTGACGGCCAGCTCTCGCATTGATGCGTTATCAGGACAGATTGAAGATAAGGTCGACGTTGAGACCTGGACACAGGAAGGCGTGACACGAACCAACGTCGAGAGTGTGCTGAACGGTATCGAAGCTTACGCGACCATGAAGGTCACTTATCAGGAAATAAATGAAGACGGGCTCATTGAGAAAGCAAATGATGCCGCCTTATTTATTGATGGCTATGAGGGGACGTTTACCAGCTATGTCGAGAGCCTGAACCAACGGCTCAATGAAGATGATGAAACCGTCAGTCAGCAATTTACCACGGTAGAGAATAAGCTCGATGCGCAAGATGGAAGAATTCGCAGCCAGGCATTATCGACGTCCTCAACTCGTGAGGGCTTGGATTCCAACATTCTCGAAGACTTACAATCTGCTGTCGACTATGGCCTGTATCGATTTGACCAGCTCGATAAAGACGTCCGTTTCTCCTTAGCTATCGATGATCTACAAGCCATTACAGGGCCCGAAGGGTCTATCGCGAAAAGCATCCAAAATTTGCAATCAATAACCCAGCAGGATGGTCAAGCGATTGAAGCACAGGCGCAACGTTTGGCATTAGCTGAGACAACGATTGATGGTTACGCGCGGGCATTACAGGTCATGAGTGCGCGTGTCGGTAACCAGGAAGAGTTTGCCAAAGCTCAGTTGGAACTTAATGCAAGCTATAACGAAACACTTGAAGCTTACGAAGCTTATGCTTTCTTAGGGGTTGAACAAGTGCAGAATGGCCGAGCGGTTCTGACCGGTGTGACCTTTGGCGGCTCACAGAATGCGATTAGTTTCCGCGGTGATGTGTTTCAGTGGGAAGACACGAAAGGCAACATGCTGCTTCATTACGATACGGATGAGGGTGTTGCCTACTTGAGAGCTAGGCTCGTACTTGGCGATGGTTTTACCGTCACGACTGAAGACGATATACGTGGTCTTGATGGTGAGCAAGGTCCACCCGGACCACAAGGACCTGAAGGTCCGGTTGGTCCGCAAGGCGTACCTGGTGAGCCTGGGGCAGATGGGCAAGTTTATTACACCTGGATCCGTTATGCCGATGGATCTTCCGGCCAGGGCATTAGCAACGACCCGACTGGCAAACTCTATATGGGGCTTGCTTACAACAAGACGAGCCCAACGGAATCGAACGACCCGGCTGATTACACGTGGACACGCTTCCGCGGCGAAGATGGCACCGACGGCATTCAAGGCCCGCCCGGCGAAGACGGCCAGACAACGTACACATGGATTGCGTATTCTGATAACGCTGACGGCTCCGGCATGTATCAAGTACCCACCAGCGACACGAAGTATATCGGTATCGCTACAAACAAGACGAAAGCCAGCGAGTCGAGCGACCCGTCAGATTACACCTGGTCACGCTTTCGGGGTGAAGATGGGGCGCAGGGTCCACAAGGACCAGCCGGCAACGACGGTGCAACAGGACCAGGTTTTTTTGGTGCTCGCTACGACACGATTAACTGGAGCCAAGGTTACTCCCGCTTTCATGCGTTAACAGGTCGCAACCCGATTCCGGGCGATATCTTTGTCCAAACGCTCACTGACGGCTCAGATTCATCTGCTCGTCAGCGCAACCACGAAAACAATGGTTGGGACCAAGTTGCTCTACAAATTAACGGTAGCATAGTTGCCACCGGAACCATTGCAGGTGACCGCTTTATTGCTGGCACTGAATTGAATTCACCTGTCATCAAATCGGGACGAGTTGAGCTCGTTGGTAGCAACTACATGAGCATACAAACAGCTACGCCATTTGGTCCTAACGAACTACTTGAGTGGAAAGGGCCGCGAAATAGCTACACGTTTGATGAAACAAATAAGCTAGTTAAATTTGACGGTCTTACCAAAGCCAACGCGCTTATGTATTTCAGCGAAGACGGCGACTACTACTTTGGCGGCTCAATAACAGCAGGCACACTCAAAAACGCGGTTCAGTCGACCCAGCTCGGCAATACGGATGTAACAGTTGGTCCCTTTGGTTCAAATGGTGGAATCATCGAGATTAAATGTTCAATAAATGCAGCCAAGAATACCGGGCTCATATCAGGGAACTGTCCATATCCAAGACCAACCGAACCTAGCGGAACGCTACGGCTTTATCGCCAAACCGCAGGCGGTGAAATACTAGTGGCCACAAAGAGTGTAAGTGGTTCTTACACGTGCTTGGAGGAAGGCTCAGAGCATATTGAGAATTGGCAATTAAGTGGCTCTTTCACATACACCGACAATCTTCAAACGACTTCGAATAGAACATATAGGCTCGAAGTTGAACACAATACCCCATTACTTCCAAACGGCTCACAAAGCCTGTCACTCATTACGGAGGAAGCATGAGTACTCTTTGGACAGCTGCTTCGGTCACAGCGACCAACGGCTCTAATTTAATTACGGTTCAAAGCGGCGAGGACATCGCAGCTATTCGTGCGAACAGCTGGATAATGGTTGGCTCCGCACACATCATGGAAATTAAACGAACCTTCGTGACAGACTCAGGCGTTAAAACCATCGAACTATTCGATGACTGGGAGTTTGGCCCGGCAACTGGACAGCGCGCTACAGTCGCTCCGTCACTCGGCGAATTTAAAACGTTGGCCGATGATGTCCGTCGACTTATACAAATCGGAGAACAGCAGGTTAATACGGCCAGTGTTACACCAGAGCCAGGCTCATCAGTGAAGCGTTCGGAAAACGGCACAGTTAAGACCGCAGAGCCTCAGGATGATGCTGATGCAGTACGGTTACAGGATTTTGCGCCAGTAAAACAAAAAGGAGAAAGCAACGAACAGGCGATCTCATCTAACTCGCTGGCAATACTTCGCCAGAGAGCCATGGCCAAGTTAGAGCGTAACGCTGTATTTCTCGGCAAATTTACCGAAGACCGAGTAGTTAAGTCAGCTGGCCTTTCAAAGATAGCCACCAGCGTTGCCGAAGGTATAACCTACACATCGCCCGACGGTATCACAGGTATTGCAGCAAACGGCACCATCGCGACGGCAGGGGTTAACGAACCGCCTATTGTTTACGACCCAGAAACGGGCGAATGTTTGGGGTTGCAGACTGCTCCGAATACGACGAACCTTTGGGAATACAGCGAGGATCTGACACAACCAGCCTGGAGTAAGCTAGGTGTGGCAAGCGCTGCCTTTTCGAGTTTAGATAGCCCTATAGTGAAAAATGGAACACCAGTAAAGTTTGGGAGGTTGGAAGCTGCCTCATCTGGGACGGGAGCATTGGCCGTCAGGCAGGCCATTATTTTTTCAGATAGAAGTTCATTTCAAGTCGTTTTTAAGCCTGACCAAGCTACCAGTTTATTTTTTCGGTTAAGTGCAGCAAAGGACAGCCGAGTGGGCATAAATCCATTGTCTGGGGAAATCCAAAGCAACAACTTTATTGGCGATGTTGACATAAAACCACTACGGGGTGGGGCCTTTTTGATAACCGTTACTGACTCCGGCCTCGGTAACTCGAATTATAACGCCGAGGTTTGGTTGTCTAAGTCAGGGTCAATCTCTACAGCCGGCGAGAGCTGGTCGGTGGGTGAAGGCGCTTACTTGACTGGACTTCAAGCTGAGCAAGGTTACCCGTCCCCATACCAACCGACCGGTGCGAGTCAGCTTTCGCGTGGTGCCACTTACGGCCATTTTAGCAATATTGAGCTTCCAAGCAGATTTTCGATCTACCTGGAAGCTGTCCTGACCACAGAACAGGAAAACTCTACTCCTTATATTTTTGGAATTTCAACCAATGATGATACCACTAACTATGTTGGGGTTCTGCTCAGAACATATAACAGGCTAGATGCTCGGTCTAACGGCATCACTAGCTCCCCTAGTTTTGTTTTTCCCGAAGGCGATCCTTCAAGAATTTGCATAGCTTATGAAGGCGGCATGCTGTCGTTTTATGTAAATGGCGAACTGGTGGATTCTTTTAGTGTTGAGATCGACACTTCCGACATGACCCAAGTCACGCTCGGAGGACTCGCAAACAGTCTCGGTTTTGTCTCTAAGACAAAAATATATGAAGCTATAATTTCAGGTATGCGCCCGACCCAAGCGGAAGCTATCGCCCTAACAACGCTGGAGCAATAATTATGGATTTTGAGTATTCAGTAATCGGCCCTATGTATGACGTTAAGCCAATCCGCGACAACGACGGCAACATCACTAACAGTCCGACCTACAAAGATGGCTGGCATGTTAATGCAACTGGAGAAGTGCCAGAATCATGGCTTCAATTTGAAATCGAGTCACCAGCAACTCCATTGAGGAAAAACGCAGTTCAGGATACGCGGTATTTTGTGTTTCCTGGCCGAGAAGTATTTAGCAACCTTCTCGAAGATGAGCTGAGCTATATGGGTTTTTAAATTTTCTCAGTTACCCGAGTGACCTAAACTACTGCTTTTGATGACTTATTTAGACAGCCGACTACTAATCGATTCTGCTAGTGAAAATATCGTAGTCTTAGCTGCCGCGGCGCAGTTGTCAACGATAAACGAGGAAGATGAAGACTTTTTATCCCAAGATTTAAGATTTTCTGAGCTTCCATCGGGCTTTATAAGCGCGCCACTCAGTTCAACCTTATACGAAACATCGATAAACCCTGTTGCTGTGCAAGAAAAGCTATCTATTTTGAACTCTGCTTCAACGCTTTGAACTTTAGAACAAACAGCACCGGTCAATGAATCAGACAGCGGGGGAGCGATTGGAAAGGAATTAACTGTTGACCCGTGAGCATATAAATAACCTGGATCTGCGCGTTTGTCGTCAACTGTAAAGCCGCAACTGGTGTTAGAGAAACCCGGCACTTCAAGTGTCTGAGTGCAAGCAGTTAAACCAAGTGACGACACACTGATTAATATAAAACTTAAATATTTAGGCGTGGCTTTATTTGTTAATGACATAGGTAATAGATAAATTAATTTTATTGTGATTGGAGCTTATCATACCAATACAGAGCTAATTAAGGGCTGAAAGTACAAAAATGTTTCTCATACTGCTCGTGCTAAATCTGTGCTATTAAATCTATCAAAAGATTTTAATTTTACGCAACACAGGATGGTTGCAGGTACTTAGCTCTTAATCGTGCCAGTAGAATGTGGGTTGAGAAGTTTGTTTTTTATTGTCTTCTGGAATGGATTGCATGTCTCATACCGACTCAATTTAGTTGGTTTGGAGGCTACACCATTGTTTATGACCCTGCAATATGGGTTACCCAAGAGCGGCGCTTAAAGCCGCTCAATCTGGGTGATTTTCAAATCGTATGCTTTGTAGAGTTTTTCCTCGAGGGTGCGATTGTCATCATGGTTGATTGCCAGTTCGGCATGGGGCAAAACACGTTCGGCGAGGCGGTGGGCGATTTCGTCGCGTAGTGCGCGGTCGCTATCCGAATGTTCAGCCGTGGGGACATTCAGTTGCACCTGCTCGGGTGCGCCGAGGTGATCATAGTTAACGCGATAAGTGGGCATACAGTTACCTCCAAAAACATTGCATTGTGGTTTCGATTACCCTGTAATGTGTAGTTCGAATCCCTCACTAAGGATAGAACGATGAAAATAAAAACAACACTCACAATGCTTACGCTCGCATTAGCGGGAACGTTCACTACAGCGGCCGCGAATGCCGAAACGCACCAACAAACAGACCGTGAAAAACCCATTGCACTGGTTATTCACGGTGGCGCAGGTACCATTACCCGAGCTAATTTGAGCGAGGAACAAGAGGCAGCGTACCACGCGAAACTCGAACAGGCATTACAGGCGGGATACGCGGTACTTGAGCAAGGCGGCAGTAGCACTGATGCGGTGATTAGTGCGATTCAAGTGATGGAGGATTCCCCCTTATTTAATGCGGGCAAAGGCGCGGTGTATACCTGGGATGGCGAGCATGAACTTGATGCGTCTATTATGGACGGCGCAACGAGCAATGCAGGTGCTGTTGCTGGGGTTAAGACGGTAAAAAGCCCGATTGAACTGGCGCGCACCATCATGGATAAGTCGGTGCATGTGATGCTCAGTGGCGATGGGGCGGCACAATTTGCTCAGCAGCAAGGTTTAGCCCAGGTTGATAATAGTTACTTTGATACTGACCATCGTTATCAGCAACTCATTGATGCAAAAGAAACGATTCGTAAAAGTGAGCAGCCCGAACAACAAGCTTGGCGCTATCTCGATCTCGATTATAAATACGGCACCGTGGGCGCTGTTGCACTGGATCAGTCGGGTAACCTCAGTGCTGGTACATCAACCGGCGGGATGACCGCTAAGCGTTATGGTAGAATAGGGGATTCACCGATTATTGGCGCAGGAACTTGGGCAGACAATAGTAGTTGTGGTGTCTCCGCAACCGGTCATGGCGAGTACTTTATTCGTTACCATGTAGCAGCGGATATCTGTGCACGAGTTAAGTACCAGAATCAAACGGTAGAAGAAGCGGGTGATGCAGTGATTCATGGTGTGTTAGAGCAAGCGGGTGGCACCGGAGGTGTCATTATCATGGATGCGCAAGGGCATATTGCTACACCGTTTAACACTGAAGGTATGTACCGTGGTTATATTCGCAATGGCAACGTTCATACTGCGATTTACAAAGATGAGGATTAA